TGCACCTTTAATTGCGGGTTGAATAAATAGAGATGAAATTGCTAATGACGCTGTAAATGCTAGAATACCTAGACCTACATCTTTTAACATTTTAACTTTCTCTAATTTCTTTTCGTCTAGGAATTTTGTCGCGAGTTGTATCGCACCTATTGTCGCGAACAGTGCGATTCCAATCAGAGGTGACATTACTGCTACAACAGCTAGTAGAGGTGTGGCTAAGAACATATAGCCTGCAAAAGCTAGAATAGATTTACCAACATCGCCTAGTAGAACTAGACCGCTGACTAAACCTTCCATTTTAGCTTTAGTCTCATCACCAGTGCTTTCAAGTGCATTTACTGCATCAACAAGTAGTTGGAAACCTTTAGCAATAGGTTCCATAGCGGGAGCTACAACAGCAATTGCCAGTGCATTAGCAGCACCACCAAGAGCACCTTTTACACCACCTTTGCCACCTTCTTTGATGTCGACGATAGCAGTGGTTAGTTCATTAAGCTTTTCGTACAAAGCACCACCAACAGCTACCGACTCTTTGGTGCCTCTAGTATGCTCTTCGATTAAAGTCAACTGGCTGCCCTGTGAACCCATACGGTCAAAGGCATTCATAAATGCTTTAGAAACTGACATTAAGTATAAACTCCGCTATATTTTTAAAAGTAAGGGGTATGCTTGGGAACATACCCCCTATACTACTTTATATATCTTTACAACTTCGGCATCTTAAACGAAGGTTGTTTGATACTTGGCACTTTTGGCATCGTCGGAGTCTTATATTGCTTTCTCATAGCGCTAGATTGAGACTCTTGTTGTTCTTGCTGTGCCTGTTGTTGTTTATTCTTCTCTTTGATGTACTCTGAGAGATTTTTCACGTAGTACCAATACTCATAGTAGTACATGTTCTCGATCTCAGAAGGTTGCATCCTGAGGTGAATACCCAGGTAGAACTTAGTCTTAAAGTAATTCTCCAGCGAGATCTGAAATAATGAAAAGACTTTTGATGCCACCTGGGAAGTCAAGAGGGGCTTTCACCGTCTCGCCATCAAAGGTAGTTTCTAATTCGGTTGATACACCGATTCTCATTCTTTCAGCTAATCTGTAAATTACCATGAACTTTTTCTCATCCCACGCTTTGTAATCAACCTCTAGTTGGAAAATCTTAGTTAAAGATAAAGATCTCCAGTCTGGTTGTAGGTATGGTAATACCTGAATAAATGCTTTATCAATTTCAACATCTTTCTCTTGTCTATCTTTAAGATATTGAGTTATCTCTTGCATTACACCAATAGTAGGAGGTCTCATTGAAACTTCTCCAGCAGAACGAGTCTTAATTACATAAGTTCTCTTTTTTGAGTCATAATACCTCTCGATCTCTTCATCGATTTCAGTTGGTATTAAGTTTTTAACCGATAACTCAATATCTACAGTCTTCTTGGTTTTCTGAGTTTTACCCTTTAATATTAATTTATTTTCAGGTTCTGGGAAAGTCAAGTCTCTAATGCTAAGTAGTAAAATAATTCTATCTTCTTCTAAAATATCTTTATACGACATTCTAGATTTACCAGATGTTACTTGTGCACATCCTTCTACGATAGAGTTAAGTTTCTCTTCCATATCGATGTAGTTATTCTCATCCATGGTAGAGAAGTGTCTAATCTCTGCGGCTTTAGCTGATCTGATTTTAATAACACATCCTTCAGGGTAAAATTTACCTTTAGATGGTAATGTCTCTAGATCTAATACATGCCAACCTAATGCGTTGTCAGATGACTGCGCTCTGTCTGGTCCAAAATTAGCCATATTAACTTTACCTAAGCCAGATGAAGATACTGCTGCTTCTAGCTCAGTTGCTTCTGCGTCTGTAGATTCTACTCGAGGATTATTAATAGCGTCTTTGGCTTCTAGTGCCTTTGCCATCTTTTCCTCTTCCGGAGTCAATTTGTTTTTGTCTTCGCTCATATTATTTTGATTTTAAGTTTTTAAGATTTTGTTTAATGTAGGATCTTTGCTCTACAGATCTTTTACTAAGTTCATCTTTAATTAAATTTCTGATAAACGCGCTCACTGAGATTGGACGTTGCTCTTGCTCGAGTGCATCATTTAAGATAACTCGATTAACTTCACGAACTTCGTCTTCCGTCAGTAATACTTGTAGTTTTTTAGTTAGTTTATCACTCATAATCTCTTATTATTAGGATATTATATTATGTTTTCTGCGCCTAAAAAAAGAAGGCGTTGTTTAGACACCTTCTTCTTTAAATTTAATTCTATTAAATTACGCTAATTCTTCTGAGTAAACATCACATTTCCATGTTACTTCCATTGAAGCTGGTTCAGCAGCAGAATAGTCTAATGCATCTGTGAAGCCCATTCCACCTACGATGAAACAGTCGTCTAAAGTAACTTTTCTAAAAATGTCACCCGCTCTATTGAATTGTACGATAACAATAGTACCTACATAATTCTTCTTAAGACCCATTTCGCCAGTTTCAGGGTTATACGCTGCTCTGTACCATTGTCTTAATGTTTTATATGTATATGCCTGGTTAGAGTCATTCAAGTTCAGGGTAAAACCGATTGTCAGGTCAATTGACGTAGCGTCAGGCATGCCTGCAAAGTTTCTATCAGCAAACTTATATTTTTGCGTCTGTGGTCCTATGTCAGGAGAAAGTCCTGCTAAACCTCCAACGTTTGTAACTTGCTGAAGTAAGAGCTCTTGTCCAGATACACCGGCTGGAGGTAAAATAGTTACCTCGAATAGGTTGCCTTGTACTGGCTCAAAATTTCTACCCTTCTTTTGAGTTTGGTCCTCTGAATAATGTGGTAAAGCCATATCTTTTATTTGTTATTTTATTTATATATCGTTCTTTTCTTATGCAAAGTTACCTGTTGCGATCTCACCTGTATTTAGTACAGTCACCCTAGATACTAGAATCTCAAGACCTTTAACTGGTTCAACGAATGTATCAAGAATACCCATGTTGTTATCGATCACCTCAGTTGTGTTGTTAGAAGTGTCCATGATGTTCTTGTAGTCGTATACACCACCATCTTTCTTCACTGATTCCATAAAGTTATCAGCTAAAGTTTTGATTTCTAATCTAGTTTGAGCATTGTTAAACTCGAACAAGTAGTTCTTAAGGATCTCAGCTAAACCATCTTCAATGTAGATTAATACCTCTCTTACGTGAGCTGAAGATAGAGCAGACTGAATGCCTTGCTGTGCAGTTTTATTACCTTTGATCGTTAAACCAACGCCTCTTTCGAATACGATTGGGTTGTAACCGAATGGCTCAAGTACGTCTCTGTCATTCTTGTCGAATGCAAATTCTAGAGACTGAACACCTGTTCCACCTACAACACCTCTTCTTGGGCCTGCGATGATTGACCATGGTAATGCATCTAAATATTTGTCAATATAGTTATTTGATACGTAAGCTGCTGGTGGAATAACTTTAGTTCTACCGTTCTCAATTACATTAAGACCAGGACCGTAGTAGAATGCATAGTTTGCACCTTCATTGATCGATGGTAATGTGTAAAGAGCTGTTGGGTTTAACTCTAAGTTACCTCCTGTTGCAACGTTATTCACGTCAAATGCACCAGTGATAGCATTTAAGAATGATGGGTTAGTCGCAGCTTTGAATTCTTTCACCATTGGTGCGTTAAGAATTGCTGAAGCATTTTGTCTTTCTTTACATAGGAATGATAATTCTTCCTTGTTTAAGATTCCACCGTTCTCTAATGAACCGAATGTATCAACAACATATCTGAATGTAATGTTGTCTTTATCAACTAAAGCGTTACCAATACCAGTACCTGGTTTGATAGCTGCTAATAATTCTGCAATTAATTTGTCAGTTTGAGTTGCTCCTTCTAGTGGGAATGTCTTATAGAATCCACTTGCATCCTCATATCTCTTAAGAGCGTATGATGGTCTTACAGAAACTACTCTATGAGATTCAAATCTGTAGTAAACAACACCTGCAGCAACAGATTTCTCAATCTTCTTAATTCTAGATAGTTTACCACCATCACCTGGTACATACATACCTACTTTAATGTCTGCATTCCAGTTAGCAGTGCCTTCTGGAGCAGAGTAAGTAAAGATACCTGCGCCGTTTGGAGTAAATGACCAACCTTGAGATAATGTTGGGAACATTTCCGCTCTAGCGTTTGGAGTTAATGTCCACACGTCGAATGATGTTGAAATTACATGATCGAAAGCAAGTAGTTCCGTTGTATTACCCGCGTAATCTGCATTGAATGATTCACCTCCAGCACAAGATACAGTTAAAATACCGTTATCAAGTGTTACATCTGAAATCATTACATACTCTCCGTCTGTTGCAGACTCTAAGTAATTACCATAAGCTAGTGAATTATATGATTGAGGAGCACTATCAATTGATAAGTTACCATCTGAAGTTACCGTGATTGCAGCTGGTGCTAACCATGTGGCAGCTCCAGCAGCAGATGCTGCGAACTCTTCATATTTCTTAGAGATTGCACCGGCAGCGGTAATTGTTACTTGACCAGCGCCAGTGTCGTCGATTGAATCGATTTTTACATACTCACCTGGAGTATAAGACTCTAAGTATTTAGAAGTATTGATTGAGTGTGCTGATGCTAAGTTAGTAGCAGTGTTACCAGCTCCACCGTTAATTATTAACTGTGAACCGTTTACGCTTACAATACCACCTTGATTTGTTAAATCTGCAATAGTTTCAGAAGCAACCTGCTTTACTTTATGTGAAAGCACCTCGTAGTCTTGGTAAATATCAAAATCATTACCGATTAGGTCGATTTGTGGAAGTGCATCTTCTTGTACTGCACAGAATAAACCTGTTCTTCTAGCCTCCATGTTAATTAGAGTCTCGATATACATTTGGTTACCTTCTGCATCAATAAATTCAGGAATTAATGATACACCATTATATTGTGCTAATAGAGTTACTTCTCTTAGACCAGCAAATTTTGCGAATTGATCTTTTAATAGACCATCTTGGTCGAAGTAGTCTCCGTAGTTTGGATCGTTATTTAATTCAGCAGCGTCAAATTTGCCTTTGAATACAAATACATCCACTAAGTAGTCTGATACGTACTCGTCAGCTTCAACTCCTTCTGGAATGTTAGCTTCACCGTACCACTCTCTCGCTGTTAACTCAAAACCTCTTGTATCTGCAGCTTGTCTAATGATAACTGTGATTGGATCTTGTTTGATGTTAACAAATGAGATTGCATGATTTTGATCTTCTGCAGCTGCAGCTAATAATTTCTCATCTGAAGGATTCCAAAACTTATCTGTATCAAATACAGCATTAAACTGATTTGAAGATACATGTGATGCTTGTAATGAATTAGCTGATAAACCTTGTTCTGAAGAGTTAGTTGCTGGTGAGAAAATTGATACTCTGTCAGCAGCATCTGCAGCAGTTAGGTTTAACGCTAAAATAGGACCTCTAGATAAAGCTTCAATAGCTGATCTGTGGAAGAACATATTTTTCTTTTCTAAGGACTTGTCTACACCACCGAAAACTTGCTTGAATTGCTCTACGTCTTCTACTAGAACTGGAGTATTGTAAGGACCTTTTTTAGATCTACCTACAACTAGTCTGATAGTTTCTGCAGGGATGTTAACAGTCTGAGACTTGTCAAACTCTAGACGATATACGCCTGAGCTTTTGAACTGTAGTAATTGAGGACTTAATGCCATAATTGTTCGTTATTATTTTTAATTCTTTTATTATATATCCGTGTCTTTCTGCAAATTTATTTCAAAAGGTCATAAATATCATATTGAAGATCCCCTTGCTGGTCACTATCTCTAAAAAGAATAGCTTCCATCTCATCATGGAGTTCTGGGTCTATGAAATCTAGTAACTCTTCTACGAAGTCTGCATAGTCTGTTGTGTTAAAAAATTCGGTCGCAGTAATACAAGTCATTATCACATCATCATTACCCATTTGGGCTCCGTAGCTTCCATTTGGTAGTGTACCAAATAGAGATGCCTCTGTTACTGTAACTTCATCAGTTAAATCTAATCTATTTATCTTATATAATTTCGCGAAATTCTGACAAAAGATAGCTTTATTGTCAGATTTCAGTTTAATACCTGGTTTTAATGCTCTTCCGTCGTGTCTGTGTTTGAATTTCACCACCATCTCATCGTCAAAATCATTTCTCTGTGGAAAAATACTTCTTAGGTATTGGAATAATACAGTACCATAAGTGTTATATTCCACAATCATCTTTACGTTCTCTGAGTAGAATATATCTACCGATAGAGTATATAGTACTTTTGCAAAATCTTCAATAACATGTTCGTTCGATCTGAATCTACAAACTTGGTTAAATTTAAAGAAGTCGTACATCGCACCAGGATTAATGACATTCTTGATTTCTTCAGAATTCATTGGACTAACCTGGAAAACATTAATCACCGATGCGTCACCACCGTTACCCTCTGCAATATCTACAGAGAATAGCCAGAAGTTTTCAGAATCTTTACATGTATCAATATCAAAGTCTGGATCCCACTCTAAGAAACCTTTCGTGTCAATAGAGATATAGTCGAACTCATCGAAGTCATGATAGACATAAGGCTTCATGCGCTTTCTCATCTTCTTCATATCGACTGGATCGAGTAGTAGATTAGATGAGCTAACGAACTCATTACCATACTGTTTATTGAATGCTTCAATTGAACCTAAGTTTTTAAGTTCTCTTTCGTACCATGCTTCGTCTCTGTCAGGATGTTGCCACCAGTCGATACGCATAGGATGATATTCATTATCTTTACGATCTGCTGCGGCGTATATTTGGTAGAATTTGTTAAATCCATTTGGTGTTGATGTAATTGTTATTCTTGAGACTTTCGACGAGGATAGTGTAGGATATACGTTCTCATAGAAAGAGTCTGCTATCGATGGATGGACGTGGGCAAACTCATCCAAGTATAAGTTATGAATTGTAAAACCAATACCAGATTTTGCTGTGGTTGATTGACCAATAATACGACAACCATTATCACATCTTACATTCATAACGTCGTATTTGATAATACCAGGCTTCATGAAGAATGGAAGATTTTCAATAACCGTCTTGGCTTTGTCAATAATTTCTTTCGTTGAGTCAGATTTGTTGGCAAGTAACAGAGTGTTCTTGTCCATGTTAAATGTCAAATACCAAGCATTGAAAATGGATGCGGTTACTGTTTTACCCATCTGACGAGAAGCTAGTACAATGTTAAATCTTTCATTCTGTAGATTCTGTAACATCTCTACCTGATAGTCTCTCAGCTTTACTTGTTGAATACCATTATCCGTCATTACTACTGCATACTTCTCTGCAAAATAGACAATATCATTGGCACATCTAGCTAACTCAGCTATTTCCTCATCAGTATATTCAAATACTATATTACCCTTCTTTAGAAATTGTCTACCCTCGTAGAATGGTAACTTAATCTTAGGACGATAACCCTGGTCCATAGCAACCAATAAGTCATTGATTTGCTTGGTAGACCAAACAATTCTTTCCGAGGCTGCCTGTGGCCCTTCCTCTTTCGGAATCCATTTATTATCTCCTACGTAGTCTGACATTATTCTTCTGTTGGTTCAACGTCTTCAATATCCTCATTCGCACCATCGATACCTGCACGAATTGCGGCCATTAAGTCTTTTGTACCTCTTTGGATATTTTTATTACTAGAATCTCCACCTGCTCCTTCGATCTCGGCTTGATTCTGTCTTTGTTGATAGATCTCTATATCTCTAGCAATTCTTTTAGTACCTTCTTCTGCAGCCATTAGATACATGGTCTGAGATTTGATAATATCTAACATTGACTTCTGTAGAGTTGCTAGTACTTCAAACATTCTAGGTGCTAATTCACCTGAGTCAATTGTTTCTAATAGAGTTGTAAGTGCTTTTTCACCAGCTTGTAGCTGATAGATTAGAGACGACATAGTCATTTCATCCATCTGCTTTTTAGCTTTAATATATTCGTCTTGTTCAATAATATCTGCATCCAGATAGAATTTCATCAAGCTAGTAATAGTTCTTTGAGCTTTCTTAGTTGCCCCTGACTTTAATTCTGTATAATTTACCGCCGGCGCTAACGCTGTTGGTTTAGCCTGAATAGGCAGGTCTTTAGGATCGTTATCTACATCTAGTGGAGCATCTCCAATCAGGTCATCTAGTTCTTTCCTAATATCATCTGCTTGTTCTGCTATTGTTTTTTTCTTTTCACTCATAATATGATATTATATTCTATATATCTAGAAAATACTTGTAACAAATTTAGTCAACTTTTGTTACCTATTTTGATTGTATCTTCTTAATTGGATTGAAGGAACCGCGTTGTCAATAATATCAGATAAGTGATTATCTCTTACAATATATTGCTGTAATATATTTGTATGCTGGTCTTTACCTATTGTTTTATTAAATAGTCTGATATTTGTTATAGCTAATTTTCCGGGCATTAGTGACCATTGTTTCTTAGAAACCCATCCCTGGCCGCTAGATAATTCAAATTTACTATTTACAACTTCTGATAAAGTATCTGATACTGGCATAGAAGTTAATTTATTACTATCTGGGTTTAGAGCATATACGTTCGTTGAAGTGTTTAAATACTTATTGTTTAAGTTAAATACTAAACCATACCAGTTTCCATTTACAGGAGACATACCTGTTAAGAATGGATATTCTAAAACTAGATCGTTAATATATGCTTTAATGTGTGTTTGATTTACTGTCAATTTTAAGCCTTTATTTGATTGATAGCCATCAAATATTGTTTGCTCTGCAGTAGCAGATATTAAGTTAGGTTTAAACCAAGCAGTAAAAGCTAAATTGTCTGAGTTAGATAACTGTGAATATTTTCTATAAAGTAGACACTCAATACCTAAATCTCCTACAGACTCTAGGTCATAATGATTTTTAGCAATAATTGTCCATTTATTTCTAATTTCTTTATCTGAAATAGATAGACTATTGTGGATTCTATCTCTAATACCATCACCTACTTCAGAGAATATAGTTTGATATTGTTCTGGCTTTCCAATCTTGTTATACTCATCTTTAATCTCTTCGCCGAATACTTCTTCAACTCCAGTATATAGATCGTCTAATTGTTGTTCGATTGCTTGGCCTTCTGCTGTATTTTCATCTACAATACTTGACGTACGCTCTTCGTATTTTCTTAACATGACTCTCCAATAAGTCATTGTCTGATTAAATTCATCAGCTAGACTTACTGAAGAAACTTCATACATTCTGTTCATAATCGGAATGTACATATAGTCTCTTGGTCTTGGATGAATACCTGCACCGAACGCCTGTTCCATCTGACCTTTTGTAATATGGATCTCAAAGTCTTCGAAGCCCATACCAAAAATATCGTATGTAAACTCTCTGGTCGGCATTGCGTTATCCGGCACCATAATCTTCAGATTACCCTGTTCTTTTACATTGTAAAGAGAGTATTCCATTAAGACTACATCTCTCGATCTTTGATCTGGTTCTACTCTAAAATATTGGGTGTCATGACCCCACATTTTAGCTCCTAGTTCACTTATCTCTGAGTAAATTGCAGTAGGTTTACTTAAATTATATGGATCGTAAATAGGATCTGAACAATCGATTACAATATTAGTACATCCTGCTAAATAGGGATCGTCACAGTCTGTACATAATTGAGGGCATGATTGGATTGTACCATCTGCAGTTTCTAACTCAAACGTAATTGAAAGCAAACTTAGACTATGTAAACTTGCTAAACGATAAACTTCTGCTTTTACGTCAATCCAAAGAGGTTTTGTAGAATCAAATTGTAGACCTAATAGATCTCTTGGACCAATACCGTTATTAAGGGGTCTTAATTCTGACATTTGACCACCGTCTGAACCAATAGATTCTTGTGACCATCTAAACTCGTATGTAAAATAGTTATCAGCGTCTGGTGTTTCATACCATTTTGCTGCGTTTGCTGAAAATGTAGCCTGTTCAACGGTGTTTATGATATTACCATCAACAGATGCCACCTCAAAAGTTTGAGAACCAACGATGATATGATTACCCGGTGAAAGATTATAGTTCACGCCTGTGCCAATTAACTCAGAACTGCCCTGTGATACTTCCAGAGTACCTACACTATTTGGTGAATTAACACCAACTAATATATTGTAGCCTGTCACTCTAGTAACACTAGTGTAAGGTTCTTGTAATTTAGCAAAGAAGTAGTCTCCTATTGCGTTCGCTGTAAAATTTGTTACCGCCATATTAAAAGAGTATGAACTCTACTATTTTTATTATATATCTGAGTCCCAGTCGGTGATTAAGAGCATTTCAGGATTATCTGACTCATGGTGCTCCAATGTATGAATAAATGCATTAGTTACACCTAAAACTTCTACTGTATTATTCTCAGATTGAAATAAGTCTAAAGATTCTAAGAAAGATTTTAACTTAAAAACACTAAATTTTTGTTTTTGTTTTAAGAGTCCAGCTTTAACTAAAATAGCATTAGCCATGGCTAACTCATGTGGATTAAACATATCAAACATACGCACACTTCCTCTTAAAGTTTTAATATCGTATTTGATTGTTTTAACCTGATCTACATTTACGACTCTATTATAGCTTGAATTTTTATTCAGATTAACCTTAATATACTTTAAATTTGGCATAGTATCAAAAATCTGCCAGATAAAATAGACTGATGTAGCCTCTTTGTGTATATTAATATTACTAACAGCGTGAAATCTATTAACGTCTTTTCTAAAACCTAGTTCTAAATATTGGCGCATTCTATCTTTACTAACGACAATACTTTCATCGTTAGCGTTTTTTGCCTCAGAGTCTCTACTTAATATACCCCAGAGTTTAAGATCTATGGAGTTATACTTGTATAGAGTAATATCTATGACCTCTGTAAAAAAATCGTCAATTTTTTGCATAAACGTCGATCTGTTCTTCTATTTTTTTTAAATCAGTATAGAAAGACTCTTTTGCAAATTGCTTTAATTCTACAATCTCTCTTGCGCCGATCTGGTTTTTATCCATATAAATTTGCAAAGCCCTTTCACTGGGATTATATTTATCAGCCACATTTTTCTTTGCTTTTTTTGTTTTTGTATAAAACCAACCAGGCACTGATTTAAACCTAGAAGCAACCATAGACCAACTTTCAACAACATTAGCGCCGTTAATACCGTTGATGTTGAAGAGGTTTGCATTACTAGGATATTTAATAGACATAAATCTATTAATCATAAAATGATGCCTCTTCTTAGAGTGTTGTTTTAAGTTTTTATAGATAGCTGGCTTTGTGAACATTATTTTCACAAAGTCGAATAATTTCGTTTCGTCTAACATGTTTATTATATGTTAATAAGTGGTAAAGTTTACTTACACCACTCGCTAAAAGCTAATGCATGTGCATCTAGGGATGAATAACCTGCTGCAGCTAATTTGGCAGCAGTATGGATTACTTCCGACTTAAGACCAAACGCATTTGCTTCTGCTAGAATCTCCTCAATCTGTAAATGGTCGTCTAGTGTCATTAGAATAACTTTTTAGTTGGATCTTTTTTTACTGGGGCTTTTTTAGTCTTCTTACCTACAAGTTTCATAGGAGATTTGGGCTCTTCCTTTGGAATATCCATACCTGCGAATGGGTCTGGTGCAAAGTTAGCTTTCTTAGCTCCTTCTAACCAGTCAGTACCTTCCAAGATTTTATCCATCTCCATGATAGATTCTTTTGATTCGATTGCACCTTCCCAGTCTCGCTCAATTGCTTCATAGATAGCTTTTTGAATTGGATCTGGAATAGTCTTATTGTGCAATAACATAAGAGCTATGTTGGTAGTCAGATTAGTTTTAATCAGTGTTGTATTGGTTTGACCTACAACTCTGTAGATAATATCTGATAGAATATCTTTTGCCTCTGATGAGAACAAGAAGTCAATTGTAAAGTTATTATACTCTTTAATGTATTGCTTCCAGATAGTCTCTGCAGTTTTATCTGTGATAGAATAGTTTCTAAGCTTACCATTCTTCATCTCTTTCTGCCATGTCACAACTGACTGAATATTATCTGATTTATCACCGACAAGTATTTTCTTAAAGATAAACTCATCACAGTCGATCTCCTCTGTTTTAATCTTGTTAGCTTTTACCCAGTCTAGGATGTCATTTTGATATGTGTCTCTAGACATAGCTGAGCCGCCCATGTTGAATAACATGTCGTCATTAGATATTTCTGCAGTTGCAGATGTGTTCATATCCTTTTCGAAACCTTTATATGCATAAAGAGTTTTCTTAGTGTTGTAGTACCAAAGTGTATGTGAATCATTTGTATCTGAGTAGTTGACTAACTGAATTAGGTCTCTGTCACCTGACCAGACAATACATGATTTACCTCTAGCGTTTAGCATCGTAGACCAACCGAAGATAACGTCGTCTGCTTCTGCACCTTGGATCTGGTGTACAGTAACACCTTTACTTGCTACAACTTTTTGGAATTCTTCATAGACTGCATATACTGATGGCCAGTCTACGGTTTGATTTTGTTTTCTTGTACCTTTATAGTCTGACGCAGGGAATAGATCCTTTCTCCATGATTTAGAGTCTACTGCTAAGACTACGTCGTCTACAAACATTTTTAACTTTCGCATCTCTGATGCAAAGTCAATGGCCAACTTACGCATAAACTGTGCGCGTTGTTTATCATCTTCTAGTAGTTTACCCTGTTTAGGTTTAGGTAAGACGAATAATCTACTAAAGACAAAGTAATTGCCGTCGATTAATAGTGTATGTTTTCCCACTTTCATATCTTTGATTTCTTATGCTTCCTATACAAATATAATAAAAATATCTGACATAGAAAAATTATTTAACACTTTTTTAGCCTTTAATTATACCTTGTATCTCATAAACACAACTTAACATTGTGATTACGGGATCTATTACATGAACTCTCTGCTGTTGGTGTTTAGCTACAGAAATAATGATCTGTGGGATATGCTTAACCGATTGCAATTGTTCTTGTTGTATATATTCGACAAACTCTTCGCCTAACGATTGTAGAATATCATCGACTCTATTGGAATAATTACTAACTAAGAGCTGATAGTTTTTAGCTGGATCTGACTCATTAAAGACCAACTCGAATACGTCTTTATAGACTGAGTTAAATCTCTTTACGTCACCAACTGTGATGTTATTTGTCCCTTGAGTTTTAAACCCTTGTAGCTTGTTAAGCGTCGATCTTAGATCAGGGAAGTTACGCCTAACAAATTCTACGAGAGCATCTTTCTCAATTGTCATTTCTTCCTGCTTACAAATATCATATACTCTACGAATATACTTCTTTGTAAGCTCGGTCTCCTCTTCTTTATCAAAGTCAAAGTTAATGACTTCAAACCTTGAGAGGATTGGATCTGGTAATTTATTAATATAATTACAAGTTGCTATGAACCTGGAATTAGAAGCGAATTGCTCCATGGTAGCACGAAGTGCCTTAAAGAACTGGTCTGATACACCGTCAACCTCATCTAGGATAACTACCTTGAACATACCAGGCTCGTCCATAATTGAGACTGTAGAACAGAAATCTGTAATTCTAGTTCTAATCACGTCTACAGATGTGTCTGTGGACGCGTTGATGTACAAATAAGGCAATCCAAACTGGTTGACAACGGCTTTTGCAGTAGAGGTCTTACCTGTTCCTGGTGAGCCCGCAAACAGCATATTCTGGACTAGTCCGTCTTTGAACTTATTCATAACTGCATCTGGCAGAATAAGTTCATCTAAATTTTTTGGCCGATACTTCTCGGTAAAGAGTTGATTTATTGATTGCATACAACTTTGAGTTTAGTTATTATAGTATCAGATGGCTAAAATGTTTCATAGATAAATATACTATATGAGTATACGAATTGAGAAGACAGGTGGCCCTTGGCCAGCAAACCGATACGGTATTATTCTAAAGCATTTACCAAGATTCTTAAGAAAGTTTCTAATCACTCACAGAAACTTGGCTAAATGGCAGGATGATGACCAGTTTATGGAGTGTATTGTCAGAATGCAGAGACCAAACTCTAGGATTAATACCAAGATTTATTGGGATATGGCGAATGATAGGGCCCTAACTGAAAAGGGACTAGAACGTTCGTATAATACTATTGATTGGTATTGTGCCATCTCGCTTAAACCTATTAGGGCTAAGTTTATGAATTTTGATTTACAAAATTTTGTACATCCAGAATATCATGATGTCTTAGATGCGCCGATGGTGGATAGTCGTATACTTAAATCCTCAATTGACTTTCGTAAAAAATGTAAAAAACTCCTGCTCGAACAACGAGAGGAGTTTCTATTACTTGCTAAAAAGAACGCTAAGTCTAATTTATCTCTTTAGAATTAATCTCATTTTATCAGCGATTGAGAAGGACTCATGTACTTTCTCAACTTTCTGATTTAACCCTAGGTCTTCTTTTAAAGACTCCCATGTTAATTCTTTAGATTCTTTTGTAGACTTCAACTTGTCTTTTTGTCTTTTCTTGATGTCATCGACAGTGCCTCCCATTTCAGATCTGTCTTTTTTATCTTTTGACTGAGCTGCTTTTAATTCTGCTTCTGCATCTTTTAGATTAGTTTGATCTTGTGGAATTTCATCGTCTTTTAATTCCTTCTCTCTACCTTTAAGTGCTTTAATTTCCTTTTCCAGCTCTTTAATATCATCTTTTGCAACTTTTGCTGCAGCTTCTTGGTCAGAAGATTTAGCCTCTTCGACTTCTTCTTTCTCCTTCTTTTTAGGATTTGAAATTAGATCCTTCATCTTCTTTGTTTGCTTTTTCAAATTATCTGCATTGGACTTTTTTATATCTGCTATCGTATCTTCTGCTGATTTATTCGTTGCAGCAGCTGCCATCTGACCTAATTCCTTACCAATTTTATCTATTTCTTTTTGTAACTCATCAGCTTTTTTAGTTTCACCTAAAGCTTTTTCTTTTTGCATTTTATTTGCCAAAAGGTTTTGCTCAGCAAATTTAACCTTTTTAGGATCAGCATCTTTATTTTTCTTTAGCTCTTTCAGATTTTTTTCTGCTTTTTCAATCTTATCATCCATTTTCTTAAGCTCTTCTGCGTTGGGTGGGTTAGCAGTTGCCGCGGCGTCTTTTGCTTTTTTAAGATCTTCCTCAGTGTCTTTAATTTCTTGAGGTATTTCAGCTAATTCTTCTTGGTCGTTCTTAAGCTCTGCTTTGGCCTGTTTTACTGCAGCTTTTGCCTTCTGTACAGTTTCACTATCAGGTTTTCTACCGGCTTTCTTAGGTTCATCCATTAAACCTAGACCTTCTTTCTCTTTATTTCCACCGTCTTCAGTGCTACCTACTTTAGACTCTGCTTTATCATAGTCTTCACCTTTCAGTGCAGCTCTTTGAGCTTTTAACTCTTCTAGATAATCTTCTAGATAGTAAATACCTTCTAGAGTTTTATCTTCTTGATCTTTTAGTTTTTCTAGCTGCGCTTCGGCTTTAACTTTTTCTTCGCCTTCTAGCTCTCCCTTAGATAATTTGTCTTTCTGTGATTTTATCTCAGCTTGAAGTTTAGCAAGATCTTCATCTTTCTCTCTGTCAATCTCTTTTTGAATTTTCTTAATCTGCTCTTCTAGTTTTGGATCGACATCTGCTGAAAGTTCTTTTAAAGCTTCCTCAGTCTCTTTAGATCTAGCACCAATTTTCTTTAACTCATCGGCAGCCTCTTTTGCAGCGTCGGCTTTACCCTTCTCTTTAGCAACGCGGGCCTTTTCTTTAAGACCATCCATTTTAATACCATTACCGATCTTTCTCTTAGTATTAGTATAAAGCTCTCCTTCAGTGCCTCCAGGCATATTATCCTCATACTTCTTTATCTTCTCTTCAACTTCTTCTAGAGCTTGACGTGCAGCCTCTTTTGCCTCTTCAAATTTAGAGTCAATGTCTGCCTTATTGTCTTTTAATTTTGCAATTGTCGCGATTGCCTTCTGCTTGATGGCGTCTGCTTTAGGACCCTTAGCCTCGTCCCTAGCGCGCTTCATCTTATCGATCTGTGCATCGATCTTTTTAATAGCGTCGTGTTCTTTTGCTGCAATAATATCAGCGTTGCCTTCTTCCTTAAGTTTCTTCCAGTCTCCATTAATCAGTGCCATCCCCTTTGCCCAGTTGGCCTGTTTCTTTACGAAATCAATAATTCCGCCAAGGGACTCGTTTACTGGTCCTTCAAAAAAAAAATCTTTGTCGACGCTCTCTGTAATTCGCTTTGATAATGTTTCTAGATTGGTTAGAATAGCATCTACATCCTTAATGATTTCTGCTCTAACCTGCTCTCCAGACATAGATGTTTTATCTACTGCAATAGTAGATGCTGTGTCTACATTACCTACTGGTGTTACGTTTTGTTCAGGATTAGAAATTTCACCAGCAGCAAACTCTTCGAATAATTTGACTTTGTTAGTATTAATCATATCGATTTTTATGTTTGTAACTATAGTTTATATATCTAGTTAATTACCGGTAATTTTACCAAATAAAAAAGGCCCTCGGATGAGGGCCTTTTAATATAGTTTCTATAAATCTATAGATTATAGTGCGAAACCGTTTACGCTGAATGACTCATATTGAGTTTTCGCGTGGAAACCAGCTTCAACTAATGCGTATCTAGATTTAACAGCTACTTTTGGAGCCATTGTACCTTCAACGATAGCTTGTACTGATTCAGCCATTAAGTAAGGCATGAATACAAGACCTGGACCGTTACCATCACCTTTTCTACCAACTAATACTTCAGTTGATGTGAATGCGATTGATGGATCAGTATAGATGTTGATACCTGCTACAGAACCTAAAGGATAGATTGAACCTGCAACTTGGTTAACAGTGTTAGCCATTGGGTATGCTACGAAACCTGCAACAGATTGTAGAGCAGATGCAATTGCACCACCTACAACAGCAAAGTTACCTGCACCTCTTCTACCTCTTTGTGCGATTAAGTTCGCAGCAGCAAGGATTGAAGTTAAGATCTCTCTGTGTCTGTCAGCTTTAGTCTCACCACCAGATAAATTACCAGTGTGATCTAATGCAGCGATACCGTCACCAGCTAATGCTCTCATCGAAGATAAGATGTGGTTGTTGATAGACTGAGTTAATTCGTTAGTTAAAACTGCTTCTACTTGAGCAACAGCGTCAACACCGAATTGTTTAAGGTCTTGTACTTGCTCTCTAGTAACTGCAGCTGCAACTTGGAAAGTCTTAGCTTCAACTGATTTAGAGAATAAGCTTAAGCCCATTACTTTGTCTGGAGTTTGCTCACCAGCTCCTCTTGAGAAAGGATCGCCAGCATCGTTAGAACCAGAGAAACCAGGAATGTGGTCTTCTAGTGCAGCAACTAATTCAGCACCAGCATATCTGTCAGTGATTACAGTTTCACCACCGTTAGCATCTAGTGCGTCAACGATTCTGATGATCGCTTTACCGTCGATTCTTGAGAAACCAACTCTTACGTCGTTACCTACTTTATCAGAATTTTCGTCACCATACTTGATGTAAGTTGGAGTTTCAGAACCAGCAACTTTACCACCTTCGTATACGAAGTCTAGGTAAGATAGTAATCCCATAGGACCAGCCATAGGAACAACAGGTACTAGGTCTAAACCAATTGTTTGTGCAGCAACTTGCATTGCTAATGGTAATAAAGTTGGAGCTTTATCACCTGAGCCTTGAGCACCATTTGCAGCACCTTGAGAAGTTGCTGATGGAAGGCTAGTAGGGCCCATACCAAAGATGTTACCAGCAGTCCCTAAAGACATGATGTTTGCATCTTCATAAAGCTTGTGATTGTGGCAGTATTCCGACATCCAAGCTAGCTTTGAAGCTTCGTTGATACCAGTAGCCTCTTCAATGATTGGAGACCATGTGTTTCTGATTTCAGCTTCGTTAATTAAATTTGCCATTTTTTCAGTTATTTTTTTAATGGTTGTGTTTAAGCGTTCATTTCTGAACTCGACTTGCTTGGAGTTTCTGCTTCTTACTCCTTTATCGTCGATTAATTATATATTCTTTACTTTTTAAATCTTTTCTTTAAGCTCTCAGCGTAGTTAGACACATCGTAAAGTGGCTCGTTCTTCTTCTCAGCAACTGCTGATTCGTTAACTGCCGCTAACTTTTCTAGGTCAACTTTTACCTCTCTTAGATCTCTAGTTTCCCAGAAGTTTCTAACTTGATACTCAGTTTTTAGAGTATGGTATTTAGCTTGAGCTTTGATTTGATTTTGTTTTGCTTCAGTTAGAGCTTCGAACTTCTCTTTATACTCTGCAGGAGCTGCAGTGATAAAGAATGGTTCAGCTGTTCTAGCTTCTACAACTGCTTCAGCAGATTCAACGATTGCGTTGATTTCGCCTTCAGTCATAAAACCTCTTTTAGCAACTCTTTGTCTAACTTCAGTTTTAGCATCTTCGTTTAGAGCGTTATATTTCTCTTGAGTTGAGCCAGATACAATCTTAAAGAATGATGGATTTTCATTTTCTTTAGCTTGTGCAGCTTCAACTAGAGCGTCTAACTTAGATGAAATTTCTTTTTTGTAAGTATCTAAAGTAGATTCTTCAACTTCTTCGTGCTCTTCTTCATCAACTACCTCTTCAGCACCTTCGCCAGCTTCGTCTTCTTCAGTAACTTCTTCGTTTTCAGTTTTGATACCTTCTTCTTCAGCGTATTCTTCAGCATTTTCTTTGTCGTCAGCGTCAACACCTTCAACATCATACTCTTCTTCGCCTACTTTGAATTTATCTTCACCTTTAGCGATAGCTTCTGCTCTTGCAGCACCAAATGCATTGCCTTCTTCAACTTCGTCTTCTTCAGCAACTTCTTCAGATTCGTCAGCTTCTTCATCTTTTAACTTGTCAGCTAATTCGATAGCAGCTAATGCAGCAGCAGCGTTTTCGTCAGCTTCTTCTTCACTAACTTCGTCTTCAACTACTTCTTCAGCACCTTCGCCAGCTTCGTCTTCTTCAGCAACTTCTTCAGTCTCTTCAACTTCTTCAGTTTCATCAACTTCGTCAGCAACTTCTTTAGCACCTTCTTCGCCGTCTACTAATTCGTCTTCTAATTCGTCAGACTCATCTTCAACTTTATCTTCAACTTCAGCGTCAGATTTTACAGTTTCGTCTTCTAACTCTTCAGCAGGCTCACCAGAATCACCTGGTTCTACATCACCTTCTTTTGAATTATCGCCAGCTTCTTCGCCACCTTCTGCTTCTTCTTTTTCAGCACCAGGCTCTTCAACCTCGTCATCCTCAACTACTTCTTCAGCACCTTCGCCAGCTTCGTCTTCTTCAGCAACTTCTTCAGTTTCTTCAACTTCACCTTCTTCGTGTGCTCCTTCTTCAGTAGCTTCTGTTTCTTCAACTTCTTCTTCAGCAACTTCTTCAGTTTCTTCAACTTCTTCTTCAGTTACTAAGTTTTCATTTATTTGAGTAGCAATATACTCAGCATATTCAGATACTGACTGTAAGTTCTCTTTTAAATACTCAACGTATGATAAAAGATTCTTAGAAGTTTCAGTACCTTCATTGTGTTGTTCAGCTAAATAGTTAGCAAAGTCTTTAACTTTACCAACAGCCTCAGCTAAATGCTCAGAGTATTGAATACCTTGATCTAATTTTTCAGCAATAGATTCGCTGTAAGAAATACCTTGATCTGCTTTCTCAGCAACGTGCTCTGAATACTGGATTGACTCGTCTAATTTGCCGGCTAAATACTCTACGTATTCTGAGAGAGTATTAACGCGCTCGACGATATGATCGTTATGAGACTTTACGTTCTCTAACGTGTTATCTTCGCTTGTAGCTCCGATAGACTCTTTAATGCCTTTAATTTCGTTAGCTAAGTACTCAGAATACTTATGGAAATCTTCAGCCTTTACAAATTCTGCCATGTTTTTATTATTATTTGTTTCAATATTGGTTTCTGTAATTTCTTGTGCTACTTCAGGAGCTTCTGCGCCCTCGCCGTTCATCTCGTAGATCCATAGACCTGACTCATTGTCAAAGCCATAAGACTCGTTTACTCTCTTTAATTCGGCGTTAGCAAAGCCAGGGTCTGCTACTAGGTCATAAGTAAATAATTGCTTGATTTTTACTTTACCGTTAGATTCAACAGCACCAGCTGCTCTAGAAGAGATTTGTAAAGGTACACCTGCATCAACAAGAGCTTTAGCTTGTCTACCAGCGTCAGTATCTAAAAGTCTGATCTTACCCTTTACTTGTTTGTTTTCTTTATCGTAGTATAATTCTTCAATAATGTGTGAAACATTCTTTAAAGATACATCAAACTGCTGTGGGTGATCTAATTCACCTAACAGTTTGGAAGATTTAATCTTATCCTGTAATTGCTGAATCTGAGGTACATACTCGTCTTCAGTATAAATACGATTATTTTTATTCTTGGAGTCAATTTCTCCAAAGATACCTTCTAATATGTAATCTTTATTCTCAGATTGAGCTACACTCAATTGAGATGAAGACATTTCGACGATCAATAAGTCGTTTAAGTTTGCCATATCTATGGTTTATCTATTTTTATTATATATCTACTTGTATTATGTAATTATCTTAATATCTTTAAACGCCTGCTAAAGGATCTTCTTCTTCTCCGCCACCAGCATCTGCTCCAGCTTCTTTCTCTTCTTCCTTCTCTTGTTCAGCGTCTTCTGCCGATTTATCTAAATAATAGGCTACTAGTATGTCCATCTCACCTTCAGCGAAAGAGTCCACTCCATACTCTCTATAGAAGTACTCTTTGAATTCGCCCTCTGTTTTAGAAGAAGTAATAACTCCTAATATTTCAGCTGATTTAATTGTAGCGCCAGAGTCTAATTTTAGGTCTTCGACGTAAATTTTAGAGTCTTCGCCTGCCTTCATGGCGTCCTCTGCTACGAACTCCTCGAAGGTTCTAATTATTTTAAAATCGTTTTTCATAAATTATATATCTCTTTTTCTGTCGAATCTAGGTTAGAGTGCGTTTGGGTCTTCCTGTTCAGGCTCCTCTGCGTTATCTTTAGCCTCTTTTGCCTTATAGGCTTTGTTGGCTCTAATCTCGTCGTCAGTTAATTTCAAGTATTTAGTTACTAGATATTCTTGGTCGAAATAGTATTCTTCTTCCATAGTTTCTGGGTTGGTTGTCATCAGAGAGTCTCTCATGCTTGAGATAAAGTCTAATCTTAATTGCATGATTTCCTGCTCTTTTAACTCTGCGAAGACATTCTCTTCATTATATCTTAGTGCTACCTGAGTTTTAAACTGTGGATCGTCCACAAACTCTGGGTACTTAAGACACATCTGAATGTAGAGTGGTTTTACTAGTATCTCTTGGAAGACTGATCTTAGACGCTTGATAAATTTACCAAACTTAATCTCATCTCTTACCATACCATCACCAGCTAGGGCGTAGTCGCCACCGTCATCTTCATATAAGAATCTGTTGTAAGGAATTTTTGAAACCTCTTTTAATTTATCTGAGAAGTATTTAAGTGCTTCAGTGTCCGATAGATCTGGACCTTCACCACCAAGGGTTTCAATTTCTGGTTGCTCACCGTCTTTCGAAGGTAACCAATACTCTTTACTAAACTGTAACATTGGTTTACCGTCTGTAGCCAGTGTACCAGACTCGAAGTCAAAGTCAACGACTTCTTTATAGTTATTCATCAGCTGTGCCAATGATTGTTTTGCTCTTGTTTTAGATTTACCACCAACAGGGATAATAAACTTCATTCTGAATGAAGCGTTCGTCACTGCCCATACCACTCTGGTGTGTTCCATAATTCTTAGTAAGTTAAAAGATCTTACTAGTCTCTCAACGTAACTAACTCTTGAAGCAGTTGAAAGGGAAGAATATGAAATGTAAATAATTTGAGAATCATAGAGTATTCTCTCCTTAACCGGATCGTCTTTATATTGAATCCAAACTTTCTTACCGTCGTCTTTATTGTAACCTGGCATTAGAGTAATTGGATCGATCTCTTTAAAACCGATAATCTCTTTTTGGTCTGGGGAATAAATTATCTCAAATGATAAGTAACCATCTACTAAGAATTTTCTAAAGAAATACCAAGCTGATTGTTCACCGTTGAATCCAAAGTAGTGATAGATCTGTCTAAAGTATTTGTTAAGGTCTTTATTAACCTGATCTGAGACATCAAGTCCCATAATTTCTGGCTGACAGAAGAAGTTCTTGTCGTCATATACCACTGCCTCATCACAAAGAATGTCTAGGATGTCTTCAACCTCATCGTTCATTGAGAACTTTCTCAACTCATCTCTCTTACCTGGATAGTCAATGTCGAAGAAAGGTACATTCTTCTTCATGTTGATGTCACCCATCGATAGTGCTGCAAACGCACCGTAGATGTCATCGTTGTCTAAACCAAATGGATTCATCTCCCTATAGCCGAATTGGTCTTCCATTGGACCAATAGCTTGGGATTGACGTAGGACTAGGTCGTCATAACGCATACCAAAAGAACTCAGCGTCTTCAATGCATTGGAGAGACTGAACGGTCTTGAGTTAGAACTAAATGGTCCGTTTCGTTTTTCTGTAAATCCTGCCATAATATAGTATTATTTCTGTTTTATATATCTTATTTTCTCAGGTGCTTTGCGAACAGGGCTCTAATCTGACCTACCGTTGAGTTATTTAGCTCGATAAAGTCACAGAGCGCGATTCTGGCCCAGTGTTCGTATGATACCACCTGCTGCTGAGATTTGCGACTGGCTTTATACTGTCTAATCGCAAAATCAAAGCCGTATCTCTTTAAAAATTGTTTTGCTCCCTCGTAACTCAATGAGAGTGGAGCCTGCGCTCTAGCGTTCTCTTTCTTAGCACCTCTAGTTTGACCACTAATATATTGCTGGTATTGTTCGTACACAAAATCTAGTAAATCTTCTTTAAGGGGTACTGGTAACATGTTTAGATTAATACCCATATCATTCCCAGAATCAGCTGTGTTAAGTGCTAACACTACTGGATTACTGTCCCACCAGAAAGCTGAGATTGGATTTTCATATCTAAACACATAAATTTTACCGGGTTGGAATCTAGCAGCTGTTCTCTGTACAGCCTTTTCTCTAACTGCTTTACTTGTAGTTGTAAACCATTCCTCGGCGTTAGCTGCAGCCCTTCTCTTGCCGCCCGCTTCTCTGCTTAAAGTTCTTATATCAGTTTTGACCTGTCCCATTACTTAAGTGTTTTTTCAGTTAGGACAATAAACCTCCAACCTCTCTCTTCACACCATGCATTTGCATAGGCATACTTGTCTCTGTTTTTAACATATTGTTCTGCTAAAAATTTATATGAGTTAAGTGCTTTCTTAGATTTTGTTTTTGGAGGAAGTGGTTTTTTGATTTGAGCCGATGGTTTTATTTCGACTAACCACTCAACAGGGCCTTCGTCGCCCTTGGTCTTCATATAGAAGTCTGGGTAATACTTATGTTCTTTCTTGTCCATTGTAGACCAGTACTTAATTGTAACTGGTTCGCTGGACCACTTTAATACATTATCTTTAGTATCACACATAATCATAAACTTTCTTTCCCAAGAGGAACGATAAATGATCGGAGTTGGTCCGATATATCTGTCAGGATTTTCTGGGTTGAAATAGCCTTGTACGAATCCTGAGTTACCACTGGGTTTTAAGTTCTTAATCGACATTAGATGTTAAACATACCAGAATCACCATCACCATTTCTAGTGTTAATACGATCCATGGACATTGTATTTTTATACTTTTGAGGATGTAGTTTATTCCACCCTTTAGCATAACCACGTTTTGCTATCTCCGTAAAATAGGCGAATGCATTGGTGTATTTTGGATTAAAATTTCTCCAATACTTCAGCAGATCTAATATAGCAAATTGCAAACAATCGTGTTTATCGTCTTGGTTTAAATAAACTAATCTATTTATTGCTCTCTCTGCCAGAAGTATTAACATTTTCTCTGCGTCGGGCGTCAGCTTGTCAGCCTCTAACGAGAGCACGATCTGATCGTAGAGATCGCGGTTGTTTAAATAGTTCTTTTTTCTTGGCACTGTTAATTTCTAATTGATTATCAATTATATGAAAAAAAGCCCATTTGTTTCGAAATGGGCTTTTCTAAATTTAAAATAAAAATTTAAAACGTTTATACGTTGTCTTCTTGTGAAATGTTAATCTTGTACTTTTCTACTCTGAATGGTTTGTTTTCTACAAATACAGTTAGAATATCATTCTTACCTGCTTGATTAAATTCGACAGCGTCAACTTTAACCTCTGCGTCTTCTGGTAAACCGTCAACCTCACCTTTTAAAGATGCATTTACATAACCATCCTCAATACCTAAACCTTCTTCCTCTTCTAGAACCGCTAAATCTTCTCTAATTTTCTTGATTTCTGTTTCAATTAAATTATCTGCAGCTTTAATATCTGGTAATGTTCTGTCAGCCTCTGCTAGTCTACCTCTTTGATCGTATAAGAATGATAACATCTCTTTGTAAAGCTCAATCTTCTCTTGCTTAATTTTAGTGATGTTAGAGGCAGCCTCTAATAAGTCGGAAAACTGTTCTGTTACGTCTGCACCAGTCTCGGTTGCGACATACTCAACAGCAGCGTCTGCTAATAGTTGTTGGAATTTATCTAATTTAGTATCTTCGTTTATTCTGTAGACATAGGCTTTATTCTCAGCTCTCATTGCTAGAACTGTAACTTGACCAGACTTAGACTCAGTTACGAAATCTAATACTTTAAATGCGTCAAAGTTTTCAGCAGCCAATTGGAACATCTCTAAGACAGCCTTATCCTGATATTTAATATAGCCTACGTTGAAGAATCTCTCTGATAATCTCTCCTCAGAGCCCATTGTCACTTCAATGTTACCTGCAAAGAATTTACCTGATTCTTTATTATATCTAAAGTTGATAGCGATTGAGTTTGATTTAGACTCTTCGATTTTAGCTTGAGTATCAACTAATTCTTTAGTTACCTCAGTTAGAGCTGGTCCCTTTAAGCCTGATAATCTTAACTCTTTAGCTTGAGCCTGTAGAAAAGTCTCCTTTTCGTTTAGCTCTGTTAGAGTATCAAATGCTTCAGTAGCACCTTCTTCTACTTTAGATAAAACTTGTTTTCTATTGTAGTCATATAGAAAAGAAATACCTTCGTTAGTGATTTCTAAAGATTTACTAGCAGCAACTAGACTGTTGAATAAATCATTGGTCTCGTTAACCTTCTCAATATGATTACCTGTAATTTTAAAGTTAGCACCTGCAGCGTGGAATAGGAAACCTTGTCCCTGCTCTAAAACGGGAGATACTACTTCTTTGTTTATTGAATTTGTCATTTCAAATTATTTTTGTTTTCTTGTATTATATATCATCCAAATTTGCCTTCACTGTCCAGTTGTCTCCGTGTAGCGCAGAGTTGACATCATCCTTAGGTGGAACAACTAAATTACTGTTCCCGATTGTAAACATTCTGTTTGCCTGTTTTCTACGTCTAGACACTCTCTTAATCTGAGTCTCCGTGTTCTGTAGATTACCTAGAGTGGCTGCAACTGCTGGATCTGAGCAGCTTAAACCATCTTCAACTTTAATCCACTCTGTACCGTTTGATTCCCATTTAGCTGGCTCATAGCTATCATAATAAACATTAGGTATAAAACCTGGATCCATGAAACCATTTGGATCGCCATAGTCGCCACAAGTAGCGTTGGCATACATAGTCCTAGTGAATTTTCTGTAAGTGTCCTCTTCGAAGTCGAATGAAGGAATAAAGGAGTTGATCTCTAATGAGAATGTAACTTTATGATTTGCTTTATCGTCGAAAGAATATTCGATTGGACGTTCTTGTGTATAATCTTCTGGCATCATATACTCAGATGAGATTCTATAAGTACCGTCTTCTAAATGACCTGCATCTACATGATAGAAATTGGCCTTGTACATTTTCTTCACAATCGCCTCAGTGACTTTAAATAGATCTAACTGACTAGATACTAGAATTTCAATATCAACGCCAATTACACATGGTATCATCTCAAACTCAGCGACGAAGCCTTCCATTAAGCCTTGTTCGTTCATCATAGAGTATTGTCCCATGTTTCTCTTGTTAACCAGTTTACCAGGGTCGACTGCGAAAGAAGTTAGATTAACAATACCTCTTGGCACTTTGTCATAGTTACCGTCTGCGAAATCACCATCAGGGTCACAGCCTAGTCCATTGACATTAGAGAATAAGAAATTATCTTTTAGGAAATTCTCATCACCAGAGACTGCGTAGAAGAAAGGTACATCCACCTCAACACGCTCATCGTTGCTAATCTGTCTCCAAAAACTCAGTTTACTATTTAGATCTGCTAAGAGACCAATAATAATATGTCTGATAACTGAGTCGTCTTTGTTAAATTTTAAATTGTATGTAGCCATAGAGTATATATCACCCTTTACTGGTAACAAAAATGGCCAATATTTCTATTGGCCATTTTGCTTTTTATAGGTTAAATTCTATGTAGGACATACCTCACCAGTCTCTGTTGTTGATATGATTCCCTCAGTGGCAAACGGTGTAACATCTGCTTCTGTTTCAGAAGAAGCTAAAGAACATATATTTCTCGACTGTCCGCCCCCAAGAGGTGAACCATCCATTGCTGATACTGGATTGTTAATATCATCTTGCTGTAGTGGGTAATAGTGAATTGTAAAGTCTATGCCACCTTCGTTGGTTACTTGCCAAATTCTACCAGCATACGTAGGTGTTGGAGCTTCAGTTGTAGTTGTCGCGCCTACTGTATAATTAGTGTAGATGTTCAGGTTTGCTTCTGCCCATGTCTTAACTTGAGCAGTTGTCGCCTGGCCTTCTATTGGAGGTGCTTCGGAAAAACTTGCACCTGCTGCATCGTTTAATGCGATAATTTGATAAATAGCTTCTTCAAACGTTGCGTTGTCAGTTACATGTTTAAATCTAAGGTAAGTATCGTTTTCTGTACCGATAGCCAAGGGAGAAACCTGTGGTGGTACTTCTGGCTGAATACCTTCTGTTGTTATTACCTGAGGAGTACCTGATGCGTCTACGACTACAAATGCGACGTATTTCGATATTCTCACTTCATCAACACCATTGTGCCATTTTACGTTAGCTAAATTAGTATTGTGTGTTGAGCCGCCATAGGTGCCAATATTATTGGCAACATATAGTACATTGTCAGCACCATATTGTTGAAATCCAACAAGTGGTCCGTTATCCGCTCCTGTAAATTGAACTCCGAATTTTCTTGAGTCTGAGTTAGCCATAGTTAATTAAATATGTTTTGTATTTTTATTATATATCTTCTTTAATCTATGCTTTCGATCGTAAACTTAGAGAATCCGTTCTCACGATAGATTTGAATCTTTTTATCAAAGATCTCATGTGGTAACACAGAGTGATTGATTACAAAAGTATTTATCTTATGTTCTTTGATAACTTGGTTAAGTATCTTAAGAATATTGTAGACGCCATCATGGTCTACAGAAGATAGAAGCTCATCTAAGAATAGAAGATTTAGTTGTGGGAATCTCAACTTCAAGATTTTAATAATAGCAACAATCACGATAAAGTCTGCTTTCTTTCTCTCACCAGTTGAAAGTGTAAGTGGATTAATATCTTCACCTAAGTGATTAATAATACAATTAAACTTTTCATCAAATCTAATATGGAACTGTAGGTGCATCGTTTGAGCCATCGCCGCGATGTTAGTATTAAGTCCTGGTAGAATAGTTTTAACTGCCAAATTCTTCACACCATCTTCACCTAAAATCTGTTCAACGATTTCCATAAAGTTATAGTCACCATTTAACTGGTCTTTGTTTGCAGATTTTTCGGCCTCTTTCTCTTCAAACTCTGTAATTAGATTTCTTAAGTGGTCGAAGTCTGCTCCTTCTGGAGTATCTTTTAATTTTATCAACTCCGATTTAAGTTGATTCATTGTAAATTTGTTCTCTCTAATTTGACCTTCTAGATCTAGCTTAGCATCTCTAGCATCACTAACTTTATCCTGTAATGCATCCATCTGAGCCTTAATAGATTTAATGTCGTCTGTAGTAGACTCTATCTTTTCGCTGAATTGATCTTTTTGTTTTACGTGCCAATCAGAAGTCAACTTAGTTTCACAAGTTGGACAGTGCCCACTCTCATATAATTCTAACTTCTTATTAAGATAATCGATTTCTCGCTTTAAATCACCAGCTTCCGTTCTCTTTTCATTATATTCTTTATTGAAGGTATTCATCGCATCTTCTTCTTTCTTGCGATTAGCTTCCATATCCAATACAGTCTCATGTAGAGTAACTAATTGATCTTTTAACTCTTGTATTTTAGATTTGTTTGCACTCTTAGATTCTTCTAGTAGGGTATTTAATTTACCTCTGACCGAAGCAATAGAGTCTAAGATCTGATTTAACTCAGCGTCAAAAGAATCAATATCCATCTTAATATCTCTACGCTCTTCCTTGATTTGACGCTGCATATCATTAAGAATAGAGAAGCCAAACATTCTATCAATAATCTGCTTCTTGTCTTGGTTAGACATCGTTAAGAACGACTTAAAATCGTTAACTGATAGAATGATAATGTTTTTAAATACGTGATAAGGTATACCATATACTTCATCTTCTAAATACTCTTGTACAGATTTCTTACCTGCTTTATCAAACTCAACACCATTGATTAAAACATTAAACCTATTTGGTGAGATACCTCTTTCAATCTCAATAAACATAGTACCACATTGTAGTCCTATTTTTACATAAAGTTCTTTATTAATACGATTAGGTAGATCTGCTAATTTAACACCCTCTACTTTACCGTATAGACCATAGATAATTGCGTTGGCGATTGTTGTCTTTCCGTCACCATTTTTACCCAGTGTTAGAAATAACTCAGAACCTTCTTTTAAAAAATCTATTCTCTGCTTTTGGTTTCCGTATGAAGCAAAGTTCTTAAATTCAATATAGTCTATCCTCATTATTTGTCGGTGTCATAATTGTATGCACATTGCGTATACAATTGCTTTAACTTACTCTTTAGTCTTAGAGCCAAATCATCGTCTTGTTTCATACCATCCACGAACATATTACACAAGTTAAGTATATTATAGTTCTTGTACATTTCTTCAATTTCGTTAATGTCATAAAAATCTTTGTCGATATATGAGTCTTCCTCATAGATATTCGGTTCTAATTTTCTTGAAATATGTTGTATCTCGTTAACCAGTTGGCTCAATGCATTGGTTGTAGCGATTTGCGATGGTACGAATAGATCTACAAAGTTATTTTCTATCTGCTCCTTAAATTGACCAAGAGGCATATCATATAACGCTTTAATGTTATATCTTAAGAATTTAGGGGAGATATGATTCTCAAAGAAAGTTTCTTGCATATCTTCCAAGTTAACTAAGTCAAACCCTTTTGGATTATCTCTATCCGATCTAGTAAGTTGGTATGGTACACCGACCATTAGTAGTTTATTCTTCTCTTGTCTAAAGTGAATATGTCCAGAATAAACTCTTGTATATTTGTCGTAGATATTAGTCTCAGTTCCGTGCTCGTTCTTTACTTTTGAATTTAAGTAAATACCTCTAACTTCTGAGTGACAAAATACAATATCTGTTTGTGGAAAGTCTGCTAGAGTTTCTGCTTCGTGTTCTGCATCTCTTCTCCATGGCATTAGTAAAACATTTCTGCCATTCCAATTTAATAATTCAGGTTCTTTATAGACCTGTACATTTGGAATCCATTTTAAACTGTCGATCGATGAAATATCATTTGACTTCTTAGCCCAAATATCATGGTTACCACAGATTACATAACATGGCAGTATTTGACCCAATCTTTCGAATAGGTCAACTGCATAGTTTAAGACTTTAATGTTAATAGATTGTCTGTTATCAAACGTGTCACCTACTTGCACTAGCACATCACCTGGTTGTACATGTTTTTTCAAGGTAGGAATGAATAATCTCTCA